GCTGGGCAGCAGGCTGCCGTAGTTGCGCCGCTCCAGCCGGCTGCCCAGCGGGGTGGTCAGGATGTCGGCCACGGATTGCCGGACATGGTCAATCCCGGAGATGCGCCGGCCAGTGGTGCGGTCCATCAGTTGGGCACTCCCGTATTGCCGCCATGCGGGTCGGGATGGGTGTGACCATCGTCGATGCGCTTGCCGTTGTGCGTGATCTGGCCGTCCTCGAACTGCATGCCACCCTGAACGACATTGCTGCCGCCGGCGCCGGCTTTACCGGCGATGCCGCCGTTGAAGCTGAGCAGCTTTTGAATAGTCACTGCGCCGGTGAACTCGGTGTTTGGGCTGTCCACCTTGTAGTCTGGGGTGGTCAGCGTGGTGCCTTCGGGGGTGATGCGCAGCAGTGAGGCACCCACTTGCAGCTCAATCGCGGAGGTGATTTCAAACCGCAGGGTGCCCGTGGGGCGGTGGTGTTCCCAGAAGTCGGTGCTGCTGAAGTCGTGGCGTTCCACGTCAGTACTGGCGGCGCCCTGGGGCATGTCGGTGCTGAACAGGCCAGGGAAGGCGATGGCCTGGTTGAGGTCGCCTTCGGGCGAGAACAGCACGCAGGGCTCGCCCTGTGCTGGGGTGCGCCAGTGCCGTGTCTGTCCGGCGCCGCCCGCGGCCAGGGCGTACCAGGGCACCCAGGTGGTGACCAGCTCTTCGCCCAGCCGCACGGTGCAGCGCGCGGGGCTTCCGGCGCGCACGTCTTGCACGCGGCCGGTGCGGATCATGTTGGCAATCAGGCGGTACAGCTCAACCGGGCTGAGTTCGGGGGGCGTGAACATGCCAGGGATGGTGCCCAAGCACCCACGCACGCGCCAGCGCGCGCGCATGTAGTGGCGCGTGCTACATCAAATATAGTTGCCTGATGAATACAGAGAACTACAGAGAGAACTTTCAGAACGCTATTCAAACGACCCAGGATTGGGGTTTGCAGCAGGGCTTAGCTTTCACACAGTTGCAAAACCTAGGAATAGATAGACCCGCTGTTTACGCGATTACAGAAAAAATGCTTCCGAAGTTGCTGCAGGCCGGGTTTGTAGATTCCAAGTCTCTTGCTGGCAATTGCATCAAAATCAATAGCTGGCTGGCAGAGCATCTGGCATCACATGGCGTTAAATGCGTGATCACCATAGGCAGCATGTGCTTGGATCACGGAAAGGTGTACATGCCGCTTACGTATGAAGCATTGAAAGCGGAATTAGATGCTCCAAACATCAATAAGGATATTGATATACATGCATGGTTGACGTTGGAGGACGGGACTATCGTGGACTGGGTAGGGCCAGCTTGGTATGACCAGTTTATTGGTAGAAACTACCCTGTTAATGAGTGCATGGATGTGCTGATGCATGGGCATTTTGGGGATAGCCCTTATAGATACTTGCCCTATCTAATTGGGGATGAGTTTTTGCGCAAAGTTGGCGCCGTCAGAAAAGTCTCGTCAGTCCTGCCCGTGCAAAAAATCCAATACAACATCAATCAAGCGCTCTAACAACTCATCGTCAAGCCCTAGAAGTTCACGAGCAGGGTATTGGTATTCGGCCCCTGTCTCGGTCACCCGGTCCCGCAGGCCGTAGTGGTGCACGCGGGCAATGCGGGCGGCGCGGCCCACAAACTCCACCACGGCTTCGCTGGGCGTGGCCGCCAGGCGCAGGTGGCGGGCCAGACGCAGCTTGCGGAACATAGGGCCTTGGCGCAGCCGGCCCCGGGCGTCGCGGCTGCGGTGCTTGCGGGGCTCCCAGGCCTGGCCGTCCGGGCTTTGCTGGGCGGCCATGTGCTTTTGGTTGGCCGCGCGGGCATGGCGGGCCACTTCGCGGGCCAGCTTGCGCTGCTCTCCGGGCTGCAGCTTGGCCAGCAGCGGGGACAGCCAGGATTCCAGCCGGGTCAGATCATCCATGGCTTACTGGCCCACCACGTTCACGGGCGGCCACGCGGCCAGCTGCTGGCCGTTGAGGTACAGAGCGGTCACGGCATCGTGCGGTGAGCCATCCAGGGAGGGCGGCTCCAGTCGGTGCACCAGCTCAAAGGCACCGGCCGGCCCTTGTGGCACGGGGCGGGCGCTGACGCTTTCGGACAGTTGCAGGTCCAGCACCAGATCCATGGCCTGGGTGTTGAGGTATTCGGCCTGGATCTGGATGGCCTGTTTTTGCCGCTCGGGGTGGTGCAGCAGGTCAGGCTGGTGGGCGCGCAGCCATACCAGCGTGGGGCCGATCACCGCATCCGGGTGGCCGGTGAAGTCGCAGAACACCAGACGCAGCTGGTACTGCCACTGCCAGCCCAATGCGGCGGTGCCGGTGGTGGCCACATGTCCGCCGGTCACGAACATCAGCAGGTTTTCCGGGTTGCGCCGGTACTCGGGCAGGGCGGCGGTCAGGTGGTCGCGCAGGCTAGGGGGTTTGCGCATGGGCCATGCCCTCCAGATTCAGCCGCCAGGCGTCGTGGGCGTCTTTGACGGCGTTGTACTGGGCGATGCAGTAGTTGAGGTCACGGATGGAGGCATCACCTTCGTGGGGGATGGTTGCAAGATCTGCTGCTGCCGCTGGGTCAAGTTGGGCGTGCGCGGCTGCAGGTTCAGCGCTGGAAACGCCGGTGCCTGGTAGTCCGCTGGGCTGACAGCTGGCGGGCACGATGGGGACGCGCACGCTGACAGTGCCAGCACGCACGCCAGCGACATGGGTGTGGTGTTTTTCATTGGCTTGGCCTTGCTCTTGGCTCAACTGGGATTGCAGCGCGCTGATCTGCGCCTGCATGCGGGTTTCGCTGGCGGTGCGCTCGCCGCGCAGCCAGGCGGTGGTGATGGCGGTGCGCCGCTGCAGGTCCTGCAGCTCTTGCTGGGCCGCCACCGCGGCGTTGCGAGATTCGTAGAAGATGCCGGCAAAGCCACCGGCGGCCAGCAGCACGGTGTACAGCAGTGCATCGGCCAGCAGTTCTTTGGCTTGGGTCTTCATGCGGGCACCCCCTGGCGGCAAAAGCTGGTTTCGGCCTGGCGGCGGTTGGCCAGGCCCTGGACGAAGGTGAAGACCTTGGCGCCCGTGGCGGGATCGATGTGGCTGACGAAGCTCCAGACCGGGTGGCCTGCATCGGACATGGACAGTCGGCGGCAGCCGGTGGCCCAGTCGCCTTGGTTGAAGCTGGCCATGGCCTGGCTGGTGCAGGTGCTGGGGTGCCCAAAATTCCAGGCATGGCTGCTGGCCCCGTCGAACACGTACTGGGGCGGCAGCAGCTTGAAGCACTGGGCCAGCGCGGTTTGCACGCGCTGCAGGGCGGCGGTTTCTTCACGCTCGCACTGCTCAGGGCTCCAGCGCTGGCCCACGATGATGGGGGTGGGGGTGACATGGCGGGTCAGCCCTTTGCAGACGGTGGGCAGCCCGCCGGCCAACTTGTCGGCGTAGACGGTGTACTGGGCCTTGCCTTCCCAGGTACCCAGGAAGCCCAGCAGCGCAGCGCTGGCCAGGACCAGGGTGCCGCCCAGGTGCGGGAAGTACTGCTTCATGGCTGCACCTGCCCGGTCTTGGCGGACTTCCACCAACGCCACAGCAGCCACAGGATCTGCAGGACCAGATACACGATGGTCAGCATGGTGATGGTGTCGGCGCTGGACCACGCCTGGCTTTGCGCCGTGGTGGCAACGATGACGGGTGGTGTGCCCTTGGCGGCTTCGACGGCGGTGGAATGCAGTAGTTCTTGCTTACTCATGCTCACTCCCAGAGCGTGACGGTGGTTTTGGTGGGGGCGGCCGCCAGATCCGGCATCAGCACCAGCAGCCCCTGGGGCAGCACCAGCCCGTGGCGGGCGAGGCCGGGGTTGGCTTGCAGCACGGCTTCCACGGCGCCCAGGGTGCGGCCGTAGTGGCGCCAACACAGGGCATCGACGGTTTCACCTTGCTGGGTGCGAATCTGGGTGGCCATGGCTTACAGCAGCTCGACAGTGCAGCGGGCAACGCCCAGCAAATCCGAGATGGCCCAGCGCTGCTTGCGCCGTTGATCCCCCAGCTGGACGACCAGCTCTTCCATCACGCGATCGGCCTTGCCACTGCCCGACGGGGTGCTGGCGATGCTGCGGTACATCTCAGCCAGGTCGGCCATCAGGCAGTAGTGCACGGCGCGCTGGTAGTACAGGACCTTGGCGCTGGTGCCGCCGACCTGGGGCGCGGGCACCTCTTCCAAGGTGGCATAGCCCCAGCTGCTGCGCTGTTCGTCGGCCCAGGCCTGCAGCTCGGCATTGACGCTTAGCATGGCGTCCTGCAGGGCTGGCAGCAGGCGTTCCTTGGTCACGGTGCCGTCCAGACGGCAGGCATCGCGCACGGCCTGGGGGCTCATGTCAGGGAAGAAGCCGTCATTGCTGACAGTGCCTTCTTGCGGGGCGTCTGGCGGGTTGGCGGTGACGATGAAAGACATGGCAGGCTTTCTTGGTGAATAAGGGGACGGTGGTCAGGGGCGTTGGCCGGTGCGCAGTGAAACTGGCGGGCCGCAGCCCCTGAGCCGTCCGGGTGCGGGGTACGCTTAGTTGGGGGCCTGGTTGCCGCTGTCTTGCGGCTGCAGCTCTTTCAAGCGGCGCTCCAGGCGTTCCACGTCTTTTTTCACGCCCACTTGGGCGTGCAGTTCGATGGCGCGCTGCAGGTGGGGCAGGGCGATGCGCACCCGGTCCAGCTGCAGGGCCTTGATTTCTTCGGCATTCAGATCGTGCGTGGCGTGCTTGCCCATGGCAGCCCAGCCGATGGCCTTGTGCAGCTTGGCGCGTGCCTGGTCGTGGGCGTCGTGGTCTTTGGTGAGCTCGTCCACCTTGGCCAGCACGGTCAGGGCGTCTACCCCAGCCAGCTGGCCCTTGATGGCGGCTTCGCTGACCTCGTCCAGCAGCAAGGTGGGCACGTTGCGGTTGAAGCGGTCGGGCAGCACCAGGCCATGGCGCAGGCAGTACTCGCTCACCTGCAGGGCCTGCAACCACTCGCCCACATCCAGCAGCCAGACCAGCAAGGTGGTCACCACGGGGTCTTGCACGCCGGCGTCAGCCTCCAGCACACCATCCAGGTACTCGAAGTACTCGGGCAGCAGCTTGCGCTTGGCCTCGATCTTCTTTTCCGTGGCCTGGATGTCCTTGAGCCGGCGCATGTGGGCGTGCAGCTGGGCCAGCATCAGCTCATGCTGGCTGCCGGAGGCTCCACCAAACGGGTCTTGCGCTGCGGCGCGGGTGGCTTCTTGCGCCGCCAGAATGCGTGCGCGATGGCGTTGGGCCGGGGTCATGGGCATAGCGGGTGCTCGCTGTAGGGTGGGGGTGCCGGCCGCAAGCAGCGGCGGCCGGGTTCAGTCGCGGTCAGGGTGCGGCGAATTCCTGGATGTTTTCCACCAGGGCGCAGCGGTCGTAGTCCTCGATCACGAAGGCGTCATTGCTGGACTCGAAGGTCTCGATGCCGTTGCGCTCGGGGCGCTCCAGCACGGCACGGCGGCGGGCGCCTTCCTGGTAGTAGATGGACAGGTTGTCCAGGCTGGTGATCAGCAACTTGCCGGCCGGGAAGTAGGGCACCACCATGGCCTGCATGCCGCCCAGGCGGCGCTGGCTGATGACGATGTCGGCCGCCAGCTGTTCCGTGGGGGCGTCGTTGTTGGCCACCAGGGGGAACAGCTTGTCGTGCATCAGGTCACTGCCCACGATGACCACCATGTCGGGGTCTTCGCGGTGCGCCTCACCCACCAGCGTCATGCGGGCGTCGTAGACCAGGGCGTCCAGGTTCTTGTAGTCGGCATCGGCATGGCCAAATGTGATCTTGCCGGCGACTTCGCCTTCGGCCATGACACGGGCGGGTGCTTTGGTGCGGATCTTTTCCAGCCAGCCGATGTTCACGTCCTGCAGCAGCGGGTTGGCGGCGCGGTCGGTGGTGTCGGCCGCGCTGGTGCCGTTCCAGCCGATCATGATGCGGTCCAGCGCGCAGCGGTCCACGATGACCTTGCTGATGCGGGTCTGGAAGTCGGGGAACTTGGCCCAGGCGTCCAGCTTGGCATAGGGCATGAAGGTGTCGTAGTCGGTCTGCTTGCAGACGTATTCGTTCTTCTCCAGGCCGGTCACATCACGGCCAGAGCGGCGGCCGTTGCCGCTGGTGTTGGTGCGGCCTGCGATGGTGCTCGATGCCACCAGGCCCAGGGCCTCGCCCAGCTGCTCGGTCACGCCGATGATGTTGATGCGGCCCAGGAAGGCGCTGGACTGCTGCAGCTTGACTTCCAGCTTCTGCTGGGCCGTGGGGGTGACGTTGAATTTGTTGCTGACATCGCTGACCGCCAGGCCGTTGAGGGCGGCAATCTGGCCCAGGTAGCCATTGAAGGCTTTGCGGGTTTCGTTACGCATGGTGCGTTCCTTCAAAAAATAGGTTGCGTGTGTGGGTGGGGCGTTGGCTTAGAACTCGGCCAGCTGCTGGCCGTGGCCACCGGAGGCGGCTGGGCGCGTAGGGTCCGCAGGCTGCTGGCTGAGCTTGGTGACCAGCTCGGAGTGCTGGGCACTGAGGGCGCTGAAATCGCCGCGCAGTGCATCCATGGCGGCGATCTGCTGCTGGCCGAAGGCTTTGAGCCCTTCCAGGGCCTGGGCGACGGCCGCCTGCTGCTCGGCCGTGAAAGCCGCAGGAGCCGCTGTGGTCGGCGTGGCGGGTGTGGACGCTGCAGGGGCAGCAGACAAACCCAGCGCCTTGGCAAACGCGGCCACGACGGTGTTGAACACGCTGGGGTCCGCCGGCGCGGTGGAGGGCGCTGTGGCTTCCTCCAACTCCAGCGTGAATTCCTGGCCCGCCGTGAAGAGGGTGTTGGCGTTGGTCTTGCGGTGGGCCAGGGGGCTTGCTGCGGGGTGCTGCTGGGCAAACTGCAGCAGCTCGGTGCCCAGGCTGGCGGGGCTGTCGGTGACGGCCAGGCCGACCAGGTAGGCTTCGCCCGTGCCGGCAAAGTTGGGGTCCACCTCGATCGAGGTGTAGAGCTTTTGGCCGGCCTTGTTCATGGCGACCAGCGATTCCAGGGGCTTGATCTGGGCAAACAGGGCCAGCTTGCCGTCTTCGACCGCTTCGGCCTTGACGGCGACCACGTCGCCCTGGGCCGCGAAGGCGCTGTCGGGCAGCAGACCGCGCATGTGTTCGATCCACACACGGGCGCCGTACTTGGCCTGGCTGAAGTTTTTGGCCATTTGCTCGATCCAGCTGCGCTCGATGGCGCGGCCGTCGGTGGTGGCGCCTTCGGTGGCCACGCGGAACCATTTGGACTTTTGGGGCATGTTCGTTCGGGGTTGGTTGCAGGGGGCTTTGCAGCGGTAGCCTCTATGGTCTGACCGACCCCCTGTCAGCGGCAAACGCTTTGCCATGTAGCGCCGCGTGCTACATAAACGCGTAGGTGCACGCGCGCGAATGCATGCCCAAACTGGCGGGTATGCCAGCCACTGAAGGCCGCAAGGCGCGTTTGCGCCAAGGCCAGCACAACCCTTTTCCCTTCCCCACCACCGAAGCTGCAGCCCCGGAAACGGCGCAGCTGGATGTGCTGCACGCGCTGACCGACCCCAGCCAGGACAAGCGCCGCAAAGCCCGGGCGCTGTACTGGATGGGCTGGCGGGTGACGCACATTGCCGAGCACATCGACGTGCCCCGCACCACGGTGCACGAGTGGAAGCAGTCCGATGGTTGGGACAAGGCCAAGGCGGTGGAGCGGGTGGAGGGCACGCTGGAGATGCGGCTGTGCACCTTGATCAACAAGGAGAACAAGACCGGCGGCGACTTCAAGGAAATTGACCTGCTGGGCCGCCAGATGGAGCGCTTGGCCCGGGTGCACAAGTACGCGGAGACGGGCAAGGAAAGGGACCTGAACCCCAACATCAACGCCCGCAACGCCGGCCCGAAGCGGCAACCGGACCGCAGCAACCAGCTGGGCGGCGAAGAGGGGCTGGAGAAGCTGAAGTCGGCCTTCATTGACAGCCTGTTCCAGTACCAGCTGACCTGGTGGCGCAACAGCCAGGAGCGCACCCGCGCCATCCTCAAAAGCCGCCAGATCGGCGCCACCTGGTACTTTGCCCGCGAGGCGCTGATTGATGCGCTGGAGACCGGGCGCAATCAGATCTTCCTGTCGGCCTCCAAGGCGCAGGCGCACATCTTCCGCGGCTACATCCTGGCCTTTGTCAAAGAGGTGCTGGGCATTGAGCTCAAGGGCGACCCCATCGTGCTGCCCAACGGGGCGACGTTGTACTTTTTGGGGACCAACGCCCGCACGGCCCAGGGCTACCACGGCAATTTCTACTTCGACGAGTTCTTCTGGACGCAGTCGTTCGACCAGCTCAACAAGGTGGCCAGCGGCATGGCCATGCACAAGAAGTGGCGCAAGACCTACTTCAGCACGCCCAGCAGCCTGCAGCACCAGGCCTATGCCTTCTGGAGCGGCAGTCGCATGAACAAGAAGCGGGCCAAGGCCGACCGCATCGAGCTGGACCTGAGCCACGACCGCCTGGCGGGCGGCTTCACCGGCGAAGACAAGATCTGGCGCCAGATCGTGACGGTGCTGGATGCGGCCGCCGGCGGCTGCGACCTGTTTGACCTGGACGAGCTGCGGTTTGAGTACAGCGACGACGAATGGGACAACCTGCTGATGTGCGGGTTTGTCGACGAATCGTTCGCCGTCTTCCCGCTGAGCGAGCTGATGCGCTGCCATGTGGACAGCTGGGAGGCCTGGGCGGCGGACTGGAAACCGTTTTCGCTGCGGCCGTTTGCGTTCAAGCGGGTGTGGATCGGCTACGACCCCAACCACACGGGCGATGCGGCCGGCCTGGTGGTGCTGGCCCCGCCCGACAAGCCCGGTGGCGCGTTCCGGGTGCTGGAGCGCATGCCGTTCAAGGGGGCGGACTTTGAAGCACAGGCGGAGGTGATCCGCAAGCTGACCGAGAAGTACCACGTGGAGCACATCACGATCGACGCCACGGGCCTGGGCACCGGGGTGTTCCAGATTGTGCAGAAGTTCTTCCCCGCGGCACGGGCGCTGCAGTACAGCGTAGATGTCAAGACCCGCCTGGTGCTGAAGGCACAAAGCGTGATCCGCGGCGGGCGCCTGCAGTTTGATGCGGGCGATGTGGACCTGCAGCGCAGCTTCATGGCCATCAAGCGCGAGATGACGTCCAGCGGGCGCAGCGTGACCTACGCCAGCGGCCGCAGTGAAGAGACCGGCCACGCCGACCTGGCCTGGGCCTGCATGAATGCATTGGACAACGAGCCCCTCGAGGCAGCCGCAGTGGGCGGCATGACCGATGGCGGCGTGATTTTGGAGATTTTCTGATGACCGACTCGGCGACCGTAGCAGCCCCCCAGGCGATGGAGGCATTCACTTTTGGCGATCCGGAGGCCGTGCTGGATCGTCGGGAGCTGTTCGATTACTTCGAATGCAACCTGATCCACAACGAGTGGTACGAGATGCCCATCAGCGCTGACGGCCTGTCGCGCATGCTGCGGGCGGGAGTCCACCACGCCAGTGCCATCCAGTTCAAGGCCCAGGTGCTGGCCAGCACCTTCAAGCCGCACCCCATGCTGAGCCGAAGCACCATGCTGAAGGTGTGCAAGGACTACCTGGTGTTTGCCAACGCCTACCTGGAGCAGCCGCGCAACGTGCTGGGCAGCGGCATGCAGCTGACACACAGCCTTGCCAAGTACACGCGGCGACACCGGGATCTGCAGCGCTTTGGCTTCATGCCCAAGTGGAACGAGGTGCACACCTTTCGCCGCGGCAGTGTCTGCCACATCATGGATCCGGACGTGGACCAGGAAGTCTATGGGGTGCCGCAGTACCTGGCCTCGCTGCAGTCCAGCCTGCTCAACGAATCGGCCACGCTGTTCCGCCGGCGCTACTACACCAACGGCAGCCACGCGGGTTTCATCCTGTACATGACGGACCCCAGCCCCAACCAGGCGGACGTGGACAGCCTGCGCACCGCCCTCAAGAGCAGCAAGGGGATCGGCAACTTTCGCAACCTGTTTTTTCACAGCCCGAAAGGGGAGAAGGACGGCATCAAGCTGATCCCCATCGGAGAGGCGACGGCCAAAGACGAATTCCTGAACATCAAGAACGTCAGCCGCGACGACCAACTGGCCGCGCACCGGGTGCCGCCGGAGCTGATCGGCGTGGTGCCCGGCAATGCGGCGGGCTTTGGCAACGTGGTCAACGCGGCCCGGGTGTTTGCCCGCAACGAGATCCAGCCCCTGCAGACCCACCTAGCCGCGGCGATCAACGATTTTGCGGGGGGGGAGATCTGCCGGTTTGACACCTACAGGTTGCCCGGAGTGGACGAGCCCCAGGCGCAAGAGCTGAAGTAAGCAGCAGCCCCCGCCAAAACAAAAGCCCCGCACTGCGGGGCTTTTTCTTTACGGGCCTGGCTACTGGTGGTTCAGCGAAGCGTCGGCAATCGCGCCTGCAGCGTGGTCCAGCTGTCGCGCGATCGGTTTAAGGATGGAGTGGATACAGGACGCACTCACCTTGTTGTGCTGCGCTGCTTCAAGAAGCTCACACAACGCGCCAACGCGCTCACTGGCCTGATCAATCTCTTTCTGGATCTTGTGCTTGCTCTCTGTAGGCAT